CGAAAAGCAAAGCTTCTCTTTCTCAGCCGGCTTGGAGGCGCCGGCTAGGCCCCGAGGATCAATCAAGATCTCGCACCCCGCAGAAGCGGGGCAGAAGAAAGAGAAAAGCCCGTCTTAGATCCATTCCTTAATGGACCCGTCATTCCTGATACGATGTTGCTCCGATACTCTGGAAGCAACACTTGGAATGTACTTCACAATCTTCTTAACAATCTTCCTCCCTTGATTAGAATATGACCTAGTCCTTTTAGCCCGTCTCCACGTAAGTGAAGACCTGGCAGGACTCAAGTTATTTCTAATCGACGAGAGATGAGTCCTATTATAGGACTCAACCTCGTCTGTTTCGCCTTGTAGTGCTAGCCAATAATACGGCAGCACTGTTTTCACAATGCGAAACTGCGGTGTTACCGAAAGGAACTTAAAGCTGAATTCACTATTCCCCCAGCTATCTACAATAGTGTAGATAGGGGAGAGTGGTAAATTAGCTAAGTCCAACGGTATATCGTGGGGTGAAGAAGTTTTGATACCAGCAGTGTCCGGATAATCCGGAGGAACCCTTAAGATTTCTCGAGAAATCATGACTAGCTCTGTAAGTAGCAATAACAGAGTTTGTCTGATTTCCAAAGGGTCCCATCTTCGTATAAGGCCGTTGTAGGTCTTATACAAGAATGCTTGGTATTTTGAAGAAGTGAGCACCTGAGATTGACCCTGAAGGTAAAAGGGTCGCACGTCAGCTCCGCGGTAGAAATCAGCACCGCAGGATTCGCGAAACGGGTACTTGACAAAAGTTTTGTCAAGATTAAGTTTCAGCCCGGCGTAAGGAAAGAACCTTACAACATAAGGATGAAGCTTAGAGGGGTAAATTAAATCATCTCCGTAAACGGAGTAGATACCCTTTGTTCCCGTAAGATCGCCCAAAGCTCTTATCAAGCAATAAAAGATAAGAGTTTCTACTGGAAAAGTTAAACCATTACCCATCGGTAATACCGATGAAGTGTAAGCCGTATGTGAATCACCTCCCTGCTTATAGCAGACTTGGTGAGTCATTACGGGCTTAATTACACTGTACCACTTGCGTGGTAGGACACGGTTTAGTAACTCCTTTGTTAAGGAGTCGGATGCAGCAGACAAGTCGGCGGTAGCATGAGTTTTGCTCTTGCTAAAGCCTTTAACTAGGTGTCGATGTCGATTTTGCAATCGACTGATATCGAGACCAGCTGTCTGTAACCGTTCTGTTACGATCGATCCCACCCCATTGCTATAAAATAGCGAGAGGAGTGTGAGAGGCGTAATAGTACGTAGCACCTTCCATGTTTTGGGGACGTTAATCAGGTTGAGGGAGTCATGCTCTAGTCTACTATCACCGGGTTTCATCCCGATTTTAGTGACAAGTTCTTTCAAAATTTCGTCGTCCGGAAGGACGTCGCGAAAGAACCATTTTGAGCATTGGGAAGAACCTGTAAATGCGCTCGCACTTGACAATTTCTCGTCAATGTATGCAAGGTTCAACGAGCACCCAATGGAACTCTTCTTTCCGAATTTGCATCGGACGACTGCATCCTCAGGGGTAAATTCCCCAAGTATTGAACGTGCAATTGCACGTGCACGCTGAAACACCACCAGTGAGAACTGGTTCTGGTGGATCGGCTTGCTAAGGCGCTCTTGCTCAGTAAAATATTTACTGAGCGTTAATTCTTCGAGCTCCTCATCAGAGAATGCGTCCTGCGCAAATCTATACTTCTTTAGTAGTGCTTCCATTTGCTTGTAGCGCTTGAAACGCGCAATGGATACATTGCCCAACTCAGGATAACAATAATCCCTATGTTGAGCAGCATCCGCAAGCAATGCACCTTCTGCCCTAAGGCAGAATGAGTTATCTAAAGAAGAACGGAAATCCCTCACTAGTGTTAGCCAGATTTTACGAGCTAACACATCCGTGCTATAGCACGGGGCCTTCAGTCTCTTTTCCATAAGTATCCTTAATGGTTAAGATTGGAACACGGTAGAGCTATCACCAAAATTATACAGTAAAAGTCACATAGAGTTTAACAACTCTATTATTTTCGTGACTAACACTATTAATAGTGGCAATAGCTCCCATAATAGCTCTTCATTCACGCTAAAGATCCGGATGCGATGAAATCATCGAAGTCTGAATCAGTGAGTAATTGAGAGCCATTGTACCGCAACGTTTGAACTTCTGTTGCGGTAGCCTCGGGGTGGATTTCGAATTCGATCCTAACAAGGTTGAATACGTACTCTCCACTCGCGAGTTCCATCGGCTGAACGTACAAAGCTGTACGTTTAGCTTTGGACCATGATCCATCCGACTGTTTTGCCGGGGGCCTGTTACGGAACGTCGCATTTGGTCGCACAAGAAAATCTGCGACCGACGCTGCCGAAACATGTTTTCCATTAGGTACTGATACCCCATCCTCGGTAAGAGTGATGGACGTACCTCCAGTAGGCGCTGCTTGCGCTGTACTGTTGTTCAGAATTGTAGCTCCAGAAATGGGCATAACAATCCTCCATTGTGCAGTTAAGCACTCTGTCAGCGGAAGATCCGCTGGAATAACAAGGCAACGGAGTCGATCGTCTTAAATAAGTCGATAACGTCTCCGGCCCTGAAGAGGGGTGTAAGTGGAAGGTCCTCATCGACGGTTCTATCGTATCTAATAAACTGATAAGTGCTTTTAGCACCCATCGGAGTATTAGGATAGCCGCCCATGATAATTTCATAGAAATCCGATTCGGTTGTTCTATGAACTTTGCGACCAACGGTGTTACCTAGAATCTGGACATGCGGATTAATCCGCAAGGTCTGGATCCAGGGACCGACGGTCACGAACCAATCCCACACAAACGACAGCCGGGTTAATTCCCATGCTGTTTCTGGCCAAAACCTTGGTGTTAAACCAAGATTATCCAGAGCAGACGACTCACTTACCTGACGGTAGGAAACACTAGCATAAGCTGTGAGTTCCTCATCCGTTGTATACCGAAATTTGTATCCGGTATTTTGGATTGTGAGCATGTCCTCCTTTATTGTATTAAATAAAGAAGTGGAAGTCACCTTCGCTCTACAGTTACGAATCTTTGTAGAGTCAAAGGAAGACCTCCCTGTTCTAGCCAGTTCAATTAGATCACCAAGCTGATTTATGAGTGGTCTAAACCCATACCTCAACTCCAACCAGGTGTTGGCAGCTGCTTTTGCAGCTTCCTTACCTCGTTGCGAACCGAATCGTCCAGTTTTCTGGAAACGAAGTAGCTTTTTGAGCAACTTCATGTTCTTTCGGCGGTCGTCCAAGAGGAAATTCTTGAGACTACCTAAGGGGTTTTTAAGCATAGCAATAGTTTCTCGGAACTCTCCGATATCCTCTGCCATACTTAGATCTCCTACCGACACCTTGGCATACGCCTTTTGTAAGGCTTGTTGACCAAGCGCCGATAGAGCGGATGGAACGGATTGGTTGCGAACCTTGCCGATGTTCAAAGCAAGGGGTGCACCATCCCGGTAATATCTGTACGTATGTGAGCTCTTTTCGAGCATCGTATCGTACTGATCACCTTCCATCACCTCACGCCATACAGAATAAGGATTGACTCTGTAGACTCCGGGAACGAAGTTACCGGTGTTAACAGAAGTCTTGTCGTAATAGGTTCGGACTTTTGTCAGATAAGTTTTATCTGTGTAAAAGTCCTGCCATGTACCGTCAATTACTTTCTCGTAATGTACACGGTACGAATACGCTTTATCCTTGTACTGAGCCATGAGGCCTCCACCAATTGAATTGTGTGGAACCGTTTGTCCCCAC